TTCTGGTAACACCACAATTAAAATTGATATAGGACCAGATAATACTGGGCATGGTTCTGCGACTGCTATCACTAATTTTGAGTATGAAGAAGAAAAACAAAACAATTTGAGACAAATAAAACTTATGCAAGAATCTTTTGTTGGACAATTTGTGTCTGAGTATAGAAGTTTACATAAAAGAGTATCATAACAAATGACTGATGAATATCAATCAGCTGGAGATTTTTCTATAGAGGAAGCTACACTTATTTTAAGCGGTGGCGATGAACTGGATATATCTGGTGTTATTGTAGAGATAGAATTTTTTGAAAGTATTGATAGTCCTGCTATAAGTGGGATTGTTAGTTTTGTAAATACAGATGGATTATCTAATCTTGGTCCTATTATTGGTCAAGAGTTTTTAAAACTCAAAATCAAAACACCATCATACGATGAAAAAGACACATTTGATTTTACAAAAAATGTTCTTCATGTTACAAACGTAACTTCTGGTCAGGTTGGTAATAATGGAGAAATTTTATTCTTACATGTAATTACTTCAGAAATTGTGAAAAATGAAAAAACTATTGTATCTAGAAGTATGGAAGGAACATATAGTGATTTCGTTACAGAATTATTAAAGAAGGATTTAAAGAGCACGAAACCATTAGACATACAAAAAACATCAGGAATAAAACGATATGTTCTTCCTCGCAGTAAACCTTTTGACCTTATCAAAAATTTTAGAAGAAAGGCAGTTTCTGCTGATAATGTACAATCACCTTCTCCAACATTTGTGTTCTTTGAAAATTTTCGAGGATATCATTTTAAAACATTAGAAAAATTATATGCTCAAGAACCTGTAATGGCTTATTTTGAATCTAGTATTGCTGTTACTACTAAAGATAATGGTGATATGGGTATTGATGACGCAGAATCAGCAAATTGCCGATACCACAGAGAATTATCAACAATTAAAATTTCTACTGTAGTTAACGATAAAGATACATTAAAAAATATATCTATGGGTGCTTTGTCATCTGAGCTTAATACATTTGATTTGGTGACTAAACAATCTAATGGAGGTAAAGGACCAACATCTCCTTTCAAATATAATTATTTTGAAGACAGGAAAAATGAAAAACACATTAACAATGTTTCCACAGATATAGATGGAAACAAAATTTCTGATAATCCCATATATAGTGATGTGACTAATTACGGACAAAGAATTTCAGATAAAACTTCAGTGCATTTTCTTTCATTCACTGCAACAGATCCAGATAGTGGAGGGGATGCTCTACATTCTGTTAAATCTGATGTTAATCAGGGTGTTGCATTAATAGGAGAAGATGTTGTTAATCAGGATGTTGCATTAATAGGAGAAGCTGTTGTTAATCAGGGTGGTACGGCACCAATAAGACCTGATGGTATGGGTGGTGGGCCTTTATCAGCAAAAGAACTAAGAACAAATAGAGAAGAGTCCAGCCAAGGACCAGCAATCGTCCGATTGCTCGGCGCTTGAAGAGTAAGTAACATCTAATATACATGATTCACACTTTATCAAATAATTTTAAAATTTAGGACAATAACATGACATTTCCCTTTGAACCAGTTAAAACAGATGAATGGCTACAACGTAGACGTTCATTTTTAATAAATCTTCATTCAGGAATTGGTCTGAATTTGCGTGTAAATGGTAACACAGCGGTTGGTGCCGGTGATGTTGTGCAGGTGGATCTTAAAAGTCCTTTAAAAAATCCAGAAATTAATAAGGATGATTTCTATAGTGGCAATTTTTTAATCACAAAGATAAAACATGTTTTTAGAGTTTCTAATGCTAAACATGAAATGTCTTTAACAGTAATGAAAGATTCTATTGAAATAAAATTACCTACTGGTGCCAATGATGAACCTGCATCTGCTGTTCAACGCAATCCTGATGTATTAGGTGGAAAAGATAAAAGAACACCATCAGAAAAACGTGTATCTAAAAATGGTGATGAATAAGGAGAAATATGATAAAAAAACCTGTTAACTCAAAAAACATGAATAAAAAACTATCACTTCATAAGGAAGATAAAATGAAAAAATCACGTAATAGGCTCCAAAAAATGCAAAACTTTCAAAAACAAGAAAGAAGTGTAGAAAGGATAGAACCAATTTCTGAAAATCATAAGTATATGTTAGAGTTAATAGGAAGAAGGTCCAATGAAAAAATTCCAACAAATGCAAGAGGGCCCACACAAACTCAACACCCATAATATATCTAATGCCCCGCAAGGGGCATTTTTATTATAATAAAAACCAAAATGTCTTGACAAAGTATGTTATTTTTTGATATAATGTTATTATTACATCAAAGGAGTAATTTCTATGTGTGCCCAATCTGAATGGGAAGAGTTGCAACGACATAATGATATTTTTGCTCGTTGGAATTATGAGTGTCAAACAGAATTAGAACGTTGGCATCTTTTTTTAGAATCTAAATACAAAAATAGTCAAGATTGGAGAGAAATCGATGAATGTAACACAAACAGCTCTAGATAGAATTGATTTGATATTGCACGGTGATTTAGGTGTTCAGTCACAACCTGAAGGTAGTGTATTTCGTGTTGAACTACAAGGTGGTGGATGCACTGGATTCAAATACAATTTTGATGTAACAAATAGAGAAGATGATGATGTTGACATAGGAGAGGGTGCTGTTACTGATTCTTTTAGTATAATGTATCTTCAAGATTCTACGTTAGATTTTCAAAATACTTTATTTTCACAGAGTTTTATAATTGATAATCCAAAAGTAAAATCAACTTGTGGATGTGGTGAAAGCATAGGATTTTAGTAAAGAATGTATTGGAGAAATAAAGGAATTGTTTAATGAGTAATTGGTGGATTGAGGAATACAAGAAATTTCACAAAGAAAAAAATGATTATGGAAATGGTGGAGCTTTAAAGTTCCATAAACTTCACATAGATGACCTAATAACAGATACAAAATCAGAAACTTTACTCGACTTTGGTTGCGGTAAGGGAAATGTGTATGATGTCAACGATTGGTCTTGGCCTATTCCTACATTATATGACCCTGCAATACCAGAGTATAATAAACTTCCTGATGGCACATTTCATGGTGTATTTTCATCTGATGTAATGGAACATATACCAGAAGAACAAATTCCAGAAGTGATTTATCAGATATTCTCGCGAGCAGAACGGTTCGTGTATCTGGGTATTGCAAACAATGAGGCAAAGGCGATACTGTCGGATGGCTCAAATGCACATGTGACTAGAAGGCCAGTAGAATGGTGGAAGAACCAAGTGGAAATCCATGCACCAAAAAAGGTATACACGCATATCAAAACGTATGGTGATAGCGATGGATATGCCATACTACACGAAGAAATATATTTAGAATGGATGCTTAATGATGTCGGAAATTAAAGAAAAATATCAGTTTGTAAATAGAAAGATTAAAGACCTTGAAAATGGAACTTCAGAGTTTGATGAACAAACATATATTGGATTGACTCCAGAAGCAGGAAGGTATCAAGGAGTAATATACAAATATGGAAAAGTAAGTGTTGCCGAGAAAGAAAATCCTGATGGCACCCTAAACTTTAAGTTTGAATATGACATAGTAGATAATAATGGACATAAACAAGAATATTTTCGTGATGATTTCATGAATTTGATTGGTGATATTTTGGTTGAACTTATAGATGAACAAAATGATGATGCATAACTATTGACATGTGAGTACTATCTGTGTTACACTTATAAATGATAGAATTATTGTTAACATTGTATCATAAGGAATTTAATATTGGCCACTATAGAACAAACGACACTAACGAACCTAATCAATAATGAACAATATGCTCGCAAGGTGTTGCCCTTCATCAGAGGTGACTATTTCTCTGACAGAATTGAACGCATAATATTTGAAGAGATTCAGAAATTTGTAGAAAAGTATAATTCATTACCCAATAAGAATTCTATTGAGGTTGAATTAAATAGTCGTAAGGATTTGAATGAAGATGATTTCAAAAGAATAGTAGAAGTAGTTAAAAATTTACAAAAAGATGATGATGTAAATTTTGATTGGTTAGTAGAAACAACCGAACAATTTTGTAAAGATAAGGCGGTATATAATGCGATTGTGGATGGAATTAGAATTATTGATGGAAAAGATAAATCAAGAGGCCCAGATGCTATACCTAGCATTCTTACAGAGGCCCTGGCTGTTGGTTTTGATAATCGTGTTGGGCATGACTATCTTTCTGACACAGACGAACGTTTTGAGTTTTATCACAAAGTAGAAAACAAAATTCCATTTGACTTGGAATTCTTTAACAAAATAACTAAAGGTGGGTTGCCACAAAAAACATTAAACATTGCACTTGCAGGCACTGGTGTGGGTAAATCATTATTCATGTGTCATATGGCAGCAAACTGTTTGAGTCAGAACAGGAGTGTTCTTTATATCACAATGGAAATGGCAGAGGAGCGCATTGCAGAACGTATCGATGCAAACCTTATGAATATATCAATTGATGATTTGCATCAGCTACCAAAAAAGATGTATGATAACAAGATAGACGACATTATAAAAAATACAAAAGGTCATTTAGTTATCAAAGAATATCCTACTGCTTCTGCGCATAGTAATCATTTTCGTGGATTGATTAAAGAATTGGCAATCAAAAAATCATTCAAGCCGGATATAATCTTTATTGACTATCTAAACATTTGTGCATCATCACGAATCAAGGCAAACGGTAACGCAAATTCATACACTTATATCAAATCAATTGCAGAAGAACTTCGTGGTCTTGCAGTTGAGGCTAATGTTCCTATTATGTCTGCTACTCAAACTACTAGGTCAGGTTATTCTAATAGTGATGTTGGATTAGAAGATACATCAGAAAGTTTTGGTTTGCCTGCAACAGCAGATTTGATGTTTGCACTTATCTCTAATGAAGAATTAGAAGAAATGAATCAGATTGCAATCAAGCAATTAAAGAATAGGTATAATGACCCAACCATAAACAAAAGATTTGTGATTGGTATAGACCGAGCAAAGATGAAACTATTTGATATAAGTCAAGAACAACAAGAAGACCTAGCTGATTCTGGTCAAGATGATGGGCCTGTTTTTGACAATACTAGTTTTGGTAAGTATAAAGGGTTTTCTGTATGATCTGATTGTACAATTTGTTTATAAGTTCTGTCGCATCGTTTACAAGTTGATTTTTCAGATAACAGACACGGTGAAGTATCAAACGCATATGCGATGTGACAACACAAACCATTACATTTTGCATTATACTTCATGTTATATATTTAGGATTTATAAATAGTCATATGAAATCATTCTTTGAAATATTAAACGAAGACAAAGGCGGCAAGAATCTTCACCTTGAACATCTAGAGGATGAAATCCTTAACTATGGTGTAACGGGTGGACGTGCTGCAATCAATTTTCTTAGATCACTAAGAGATATGATGGCTGGTAATTCTCGTAGCAGTGTGAATATGACTGTCAAATGGGATGGTGCACCGGCAATATTTGCTGGTATTGATCCTGATGATGGTAAATTCTTTGTTGCTAAGAAAAGTGTATTCAATGTCAATCCTAAACTATACAAAACAGCTGCAGAGATTGATGCTGACCTGTCTGGTACATTAAACTCCAAATTCAAAGTAGCACTTGCAGAATTATCCAAATTAGGTATCAAGGTAGTATTGCAAGGTGACTTGATGTTTACGGATGATGTGGAAACTACTACCATCGATGGTGAGAAATATTACACTTTTCAACCAAACACGATTGTCTATGCTGTCCCCGTGAATAGCGATTTTGGTAAGAAAATTAATAAGTCGAACATTGGTATTGTTTGGCACACAACGTACAGTGGTGAGACGCTGGCGGACATGCAGGCATCGTTTGGAGTCAATATCAGTAGTTTGAGTAAACCTAGTACTGTGTGGATGGATGACGCAACATACAAAGATGTATCAGGTAAAGCAACATTCACTGAAAAAGAAACAGTTGCGATAACAGCTGTGCTCAGCAAGACGGGTAGTACATTTCAAAAGATTAACTCTACGCAACTGACTTCATTTCTGAGATTACAGGATAGTATGTCAGGTGTATTAGCTAATGCATCACTCAAAACCTATAACAACAGTAAAGTGCGTGCTGGTGAAATTATCAGCAATCCCGCAGCACATGCAAAAGGTTATGAAGAATGGGTGTTTAAGTCTATTCAGAAACA